GGTATGACTATCGCTTCATTCATGGGCGGTGTGATTACCTTTGTTGCTGATCGACTCTGGAAATAAGGGGAATATTATGTACGGAAAAATGATGGGTGGTAAGGCCAAAGAAACTGCAAGCAAAGGCAAGAAAAAGGGCGTTCCTGTGACCATTATGGTTGCGGTTGGTAAGCCAAAGATGCCGATGCCTATGCGTGGTGGTAGAACTGCTACCAACATGATGAAGAAATCCTCAAGAGGTAAATAATGGCATCTTTAACTACTCCTGTCACTTTATTGAGCGCCGTTGTCGCCACAGGTGCTTCTAAAGCTGTTCAAGCAGATGCTGGTCAACCCGCATTCTTGCAAGTTAGTGGTATCACTACTGCAACTGTTGCATTCCAAGGTAGCTTGGATGGAACAACCTTTGCCACAATTGGCACTGCTTTGACCGCTGATGGCATTGTCACCATAGCCAATGCTCCCAAGTATTTGCGAGCAAACTGCACAGCTTACACCTCTGGAACTATCACTGCAAAAGTGTTGTATTAACATGAAAAAGACTAAAGCACAAGCCAAGATTAGCAAGGTAATGACTGAGTTTGGCAAGGGTAAGTTGACATCCAATAAAAAGGTTGTCAAAGACCCAAAGCAAGCAATGGCAATTGCCTTATCTGAGGCTGGTAAGGCTAAGAAGAAATGAAAACCAAATCTAAGGTCAATCAAGCGGGGGTTTACACCAAACCCACCATGCGAAAAGCCTTGTTTGAGAAGATCAAAGCAGGGTCATCAGGGGGTGATTCTGGTGAGTGGTCAGCAAGAAAAGCACAACTTTTAGCTAAGGAATACAAGGCTAAAGGTGGTGGGTACAAAACTTAATAAGGAGCAAATTATGCGAGTCATTGAAATCAAATCAGCCAAATCATTTAAACCTTGTGCTGGATGCCCAACTCCAAGCAAGTGCAAGGCAATGGGGAAATGTGCTAAGAAGATGAAATGAAAGACCCCCAGCAGTCTCTCAAAGATTGGGGTAAGCAGAAGTGGCGTACCAAGTCAGGTAAACCATCGTCTGAGACAGGCGAGAGGTATTTGCCAGAGGCGGCAATCAAGTCTTTGAGTTCTGCTGAGTATGCGGCAACCACCAAGGCCAAGCGCAAGGGTACGGCGGCTGGTAAACAGTTTGTAAAGCAACCAAAAAAGATTGCAAAGAAAACGGCTAGTTACAGATGAGGTAAAAGATGAAATCACCTACTTGGCAAACAAAAGCTGGTCAAAATCCCAAAGGGGGGTTGAATGCCAAGGGCAGAGCATCTTATAATGCAGAAACTGGTGGTAATTTGAAAGCACCAGTAAAGTCGGGGGACAATCCTCGCAGAGCAAGTTTCTTGGCTCGTATGGCTGGCAACGATGGTGCTGAATACGACAAGAAAGGTGAACCAACAAGACTGCTTCTTTCGCTCAAGGCATGGGGTGCATCCTCAAAGACTGACGCAAAGGCAAAAGCTAAAGCTATATCCGCAAGGAACAAGGCAAAAGCGAAATGAGAGCATTATCAGTTGGTGTTAGTCCTACAGCGGCAGTAGACACAACAGTCTATACCTGTCCTACTGGCTATTACTCTAAATTTACTGTAATGTACATACACAATACAGGTGGCTCTACAAAGCATATAACTGTTCAATGGTTTGACGCAAGTGCCAACTCTACGCTTGATATATTGACGCAATATAACTTCACATCAAAGAACTATTTACAGTTTGATGGTAGTGCTTATATTGTTTTAGAAGAAGGCGACAAAATCAAAATAACTACTGAATCTGGAAGTTCATTCAGTTTTATAGCCACATTTGAAGAAGAAGGGTTGAGTAGAGCATGACCTACCTTGAACTAATCAATGATGTACTTATCAGATTGCGTGAGACAACAATTTCATCAATCAATGAAACCACTTATTCAACTCTGATTGGCAAATTTGTCAATGACGCAAAGCGTCAAGTTGAAGATGCCTTTTCATGGAATGTCTTGGGTCAAACCGTTACTGTTTCTACAGTAGCCTCGACTTCATCCTATTCTTTGACAGGCGCAGGACAGAAGTTTCAAGTCATGGATGTCATCAATACCACAAGCAATGTTGGCTTGATAAACATCAGTTTTGTGGACATGAACCGCAAGCTAAACTTTACGCCACTTGTGAACTCTCTCCCCACAGAATTTGCTTTTGATGGCGTTGATGGTAATTACGACACCAAGGTAAATCTTTACCCAATACCTGATGGCGTATACACAATCAAGTTTTCTTTGACAGTGCCACAAGCTACTTTGGCATCAGGTTCGACAGTTGTGCTTGTCCCTGATGTTTTGGTGGCTCAGAATGCTTATGCTCGTGCATTGGTAGAACGTGGCGAAGATGGCGGTCTGTCTTCATCTGAAGCGTATCTGTTATACAAATCTATGCTCTCTGACCACATTGCTTTAGAAGGCACTCGTTACCCTGAGAATCAGGAGTTTGTAGCAATATGAGCAAGCAACTAGAAATTGCAAGCATTTCAGCCCCCGGCTTTTATGGGTTGAATACTCAAGACTCGCCTCTTGATTTGAATGCTGGCTTTGCTTTGGTTGCGACTAATTGCGTGATTGACCAGTATGGTCGTATTGGTTCACGAAAAGGTTTTTCTAGGCTTAACTCATCTACTGGTAACTTGGGTGCAAACGATGTTACTGTGATGAATGAGTTGGTTCAGGCAGATGGCACTTTGACTGTATTGTTTGCTGGCAACAACAAGCTGTTTAAACTTGATGGGTCTAATGCTATCGTGGAGTTGACCTATGGGGGTGGTGGTACTGCACCAACCATCACCGCAAGCAACTGGCAAACAGCGTCTTTAAACAACATCACATACTTCTTTCAGTCAGGTTTTAACCCGCTGATCTATGACCCTGCTGTAAGCACCACAACATATCGTAGAGTGTCAGAGAAGACAGGTTATGTAGGAACTGTGCCTGATGCCAACATTGTGATCTCTGCGTTTGGTAGATTGTGGGCGGCAAACACTACAACCAATAACGCAACAGTCTTTTTCTCTGACTTGATTGCTGGTCATGTTTGGTCAACAGGTACATCAGGTTCTTTAAATGTAGATCGTGTTTGGGTCAATGGTGCTGATGAGATCACAGGTCTTGCGGCACACAATGGTTTCTTGTTTATCTTTGGTAAGCGTCAGATTCTGATTTATCAAAATGCCACAACACCAGCATCAATGTCATTGCATGACACTGTTGAGGGTATTGGTTGTATTGCTAGAGACAGTATTCAGACAACTAGCACTGATGTGCTTTTCTTGTCTAACTCTGGTGTCCGATCATTGATGAGAACGATTCAAGAAAAGTCATCTCCTGAGAGAGACTTGTCTAAGAACATTCGTAATGACTTAATGGAGACTGTGGCTGGTGAAACATTGGCAAACATCAAGTCTGTCTATTCAGAGCGTGAAGCGTTTTACTTGTTGACTACACCCAGTACAAAGTCAGTGTTTTGTTTCGACACAAAAGCGTATTTGCAGGATGGTGCGGCAAGGGCTACAACTTGGGACTCTATAGAACCAACATCATTGTTGTCTCGCAGAAACGGTGATTTGTTGGTTGGTAAGAATGGTTATGTGGGCAAGTACGGTACTTTCCAAGACCATGATGCTGAGTACAGGATATTGTACTACACAAACCATGCTGACCTTGGCAATCAGAATGTGACTTCTATTTTGAAGAAGTTATCTACTGTTGTGATTGGTGGAAGCAATCAGGTAGTTACATTCAAATGGGGCTTTGACTTCAAGACAAACTACTTGTCTGACAGTGCAACTATTCCAACACAAGGCGAAAGTCTGTATGGTGTTGCAGAGTATGGTGCAAACGCTACTGTCATTGCAGAGTATGTTGATGGTATTGCTTTGCAAACATTAACAGTTTCAGCATCAGGGTCTGGCAAGGTTGTGCAGTCGGGTTATGAGTCAAACATTGATGGGACACCATTGTCATTTCAGAAGATTGAGATTCAATCCAAACAAGGTAGATTAAGTTAAGGACAGATATGACAAATTACACAAAGGCCACTAATTTTGCAACCAAAGATGCTTTATCTTCTGGTAACCCTTTGAAGATTGTCAAAGGTACTGAGATTGATACTGAGTTCAACAACATTGCTACTGCCATTGCAACCAAGGCAGATTTGGCAAGTCCTACCTTTACTGGTACACCTACATTGCCGACAGGAACTATTGCAACTACTCAGTCTACTGGTAACAATACAACTGCTTTGGCAACCACTGCTTTTGTTCAAGCGGCATTAGCGGCAATGTATCCAGTTGGTTCTATCTACACAAATGCAAGCGTCAGCACTAACCCTGCAACATTGCTTGGTTTTGGTACATGGACTGCATTTGGTGCTGGTCGTGTCATGGTTGGTTTTGATTCAGGCAATGCGCTCTTTGACACTGCTGAAGAAACTGGTGGTAGTGCAAATGCAATCACTGTTAGCCACACTCACACTGCAACTTCCACTGTTACAGACCCCGGGCACAGTCACACAATTCGTACTGCTGATGATTCAAATAATCAAACTGGTATTTATATGGCTAATTTAAATATTTATACATCAGATAATTCAACTCAAACTAATACCACAGGCATAACAGTTGCAACAACAAACGCTTCAGCAGGTTCAAGTGGAACTGATGCTAACTATCAGCCGTACATTACTGTTTATATGTGGAAAAGAACGGTATGAAAAACCCTGAGATGTTGCATCACTTTTCTGATGGGTTGTATGCCAAGCAGTCAAACTTTCCTGCTGGCATGGCTATCTTGAAGCATACGCATGACTTCAGCCATTTGTCTATATTGTCACAAGGCAAGGTTGCTGTGTTGCGTGGTACTGAGATTGACATTGTTGAAGCACCAGCGTGTATTGAGATTAAAGCAGGGTTGACTCATGGAGTCAAAGCGATAACAGATTGTGTTTGGTTTTGTATTCATGCCACAGACGAGAAAGACCCGTCTAAAGTGGATGAAATTTTGATTAAAGGAGATTGATATGCCTATAGCCGCCGCCGCAATAATGGGAGGTGCATCACTGCTTGGTGGTTCGATGCAAAGTAAATCAGCTAATCGTGCGGCTCAAGAGTCAGCAAAAGCACAATTAGAGGCGGCACGAATTGCCGCTGAAGCCGCTAAGTTTCGCCCTGTAGGTGTAACTACTCGCTATGGCAGTTCCAACTTCCAGTTTGACCCTAGCGGTTATCTAACTGGTGCTGGTTACACAGTCTCTCCTGAACTCAAAGCCTATCAAGACCGATTGATGGGATTGACTGAAAGAGGATTAACTGAAGCTGAAATGGCACAGCAACAGTATGCACCACTTCAACAAGGTGCTCAAGGACTGTTTGGATTGGGTCAGCAGTATCTACAGCAGTCTCCTGAACAAGTTGCGGCTCAATATATGCAACAGCAACAGGATTTGCTTGCGCCTAGTCGTGAGCGTCAATATGCTCAGTTGCAAAACCAGTTGTTCCAACAAGGTCGTGGTGGTTTGTCTGTAGGTGCTACAGGATTGCGTCCAAGTGGTGCTGGTGGTTTGGGTGCTACTACTCCTGAGATGGAAGCGTACTACAACGCATTGGCTCAACAAGACTTGGCACTTGCTTCTCAGGCTCAACAAGCTGGTCAGCAGAATGTGGCTTTTGGTGCAGGGTTGTTAGGTTCTGGTGCTGGCTTAATGGGTCAATATCAAGCTGGTCAAGTCGGTGCTTTGAGTCCATTTACAAGCTATTTGGGTGCTGGTTCTACCATTGAGTCTCTTGGTCAACAGCCTTTAGAGATGGGAAGACTTTTAGGTGGTCAATCTGCTAGTGCTGGTGGCAATGTTGGTCAAGCATTGTTAACTGGTGGATTGGGTGCGGCTAGGACTCTCCAAAGTACGGCTGGTAGTGGACTTGGTTCTGCGTTGATTGGGTTAGGTAATAACCCTTATGTTGGTTATGGTTTAAATCAATATTTTAATCCTCCGCAAACACCTGTTTTCTCTGATGCCTACCAAGCATCAATACAACCAAACAATTTTTCCTCTGGATATTTCAATCCACAAATGTCTGTTGGTGCAAGAGCTTTTGAAAATTAAGGAATAAATCATGGTAACCCCCACCTACACAATTCCAAATACACTTTTTTCAAACCAAACAAATTACGGCAATATGGATTTGGAATCTCAAAGAATTAAAGAAGAAGAACAACGCAGGGCTGAAATGGCACGAGAAAATTTGTTAGGTATTGCAAATACTCCTATGGGTCAATCTAGTCTTGATAGTCTTGAACCAGCAATTACTGAGAATATTCAATTCACTCCAAATGCTGAACCATACTCAACGCTAACAGCAAGACAACCACAATCTTCTATTGTTGGTGGAATGTTTAGCCCTGAAATCTCTCGTGCGGCAGAGATGGAATATATGCTAAAGCGTCAAGCGGCTATGCAAAATGAAGCATTGACTTATGCACAATTAACACCCATGCAACAAGCACAGTTTGGTTTCTATCGTGGTGGTCAACAGTTGGGTGATGTTCTTGGTGGTGCTTTAGGTGGTAAAGACCCTCAGTTACAAATGATTGGTTTGCAACAGCAAATCTTGAGTGAACTTGACCCAAGTGACCCTGAACAACAATTGAGAGTTGCTCAGAAATATGCCGGAAGAGTTCCTGAGTTGGCTTCAAAAATTGCCGACAATGCTCGTAAGGCGCAGTTTCAAATGGCATCTACTGCACAAAAACTTCGTGAAAGACAAGGAGTTGACCCATTTGAACAATTGCTTCGTTCAGGTAAATACACTCCTGCAAGCATGGCAACTTATAAGATAAGTCAAAATGTTGCTGATCTAAGAGAAGTTGAAAGTCCAGACAAAGTACCACCAGACATCCAAAAAGCTCGTTTAGTTGCTCAAAGCAAAGGCTTTAAAGAAGGAACTAAAGAATATAACGATGAACTTGTCAAACAACTTGAAAAGACAGATAAACGACCAACTGAAGAAATTTTTGACTTGATGGCAGAGTTGGATGTACTTGACCCTGTTAAAGATAAAAAGAAATACGATATTGTTCAGTTGAGAATTAAGAAACTTACAGAAGGCAAATCTTTAGATGAAGCTCTTGGTGAAGGCTTGGGAATGCTTGGCAAAGCTCTTATGGCTGGACAAAAGAAAGAAGCTGAAGAAACTGGAAAATATACTGCTGAGAACTTTAAGAATCTTGGTTCTGCTGTTGCGGCAGGAACTGCATCAAAGCGGAATATTGCTACGCTTGAAACTTCTTTGGAAAACGCATTTACAGGAAAGTTTGCAGAAGCAAAAGAAGCTGTTGTTGGTGCTTTGATTTCTCTTGGCATCCCTGTTGGAAGCGACCTAAAGAATGCCACATCTAATACTCAGCTTATTCAAGCAATGGGTACTAGATACATCTTCCCATTGGTCAAGAATTATCCCGGCTCGTTGGCGGCAAAAGAATTGGCAAGTTTGGAAAAGACTGCGCCTAATGCTTTGCAACAACCAGAAACAATCAAGAGATTGGTTAGTTTGCTAAAAGTTGATCTTGCAGAAAATGAGTACACCTACAACAGAGCAAAAGACTATAAGAAAGCAAACAAAGATTCCTTGATGGGATTCAATGAAGCTGACCAAAGAATTGAGTTCCAAAATAAACTTGGTCGATTGCAAGAGTTGGTTACAAATGTCAAACGGAAAAAATTCAAGACAGCAGAAGAAGATGCTGAAATCAATCAACTGAAAAAAGAACTGTATATTGGAGGCTGAAATGGCTGACGAATTTGATGTAAGCAATATTCCTCTGGCTGAGGATAAGACAGCCCCCTCAAATATAGATATGAGTAAATCTATTATGAGTCCTGAATATCGTCAGCGAGATGCTTTCGGTGGTCAAGAGTTAGGTGGATTAATCGTTGGAGCACCACTTCCATTTCCTCTTAGTACAGTAGGTTCTGGTATTGGTGGCTTTGGAGGTGAACTTTATGAACAAGTTTCTAAAGGCGAAACTCCATCCTTATCATTGGCAACACAAGCTGGAATTGAAGAAGCCGCATGGGATGCTGGTGGAAATCTTGTTCTCAAAGGATTTGGAAAAGTTTTACGCTTTGGTGCTGACAAACTTGGCTTCACTTCTAGTAATGCACCTGATGCAAACAAAGCCGCAGAAGAATTTTTACAAAGATACAACTCATCATTGCCAGCAAGTCAGAGAACAGGTGCAAACTTATTTTCTGCTTTAGAGGGTTTAACCCTTACGCCAGTAACATACGATATTTTTAAAAGAAAAGACAAAGAAATTCAAGATGCCTTGATGACAGGTTCACAAGATATATTGAAGTCTCTTGTAAAGAGTCCTGAACTTGACATGGCTTTGAGGACAAACACATCTTCACAATTTTCATCTGGTCAAATACTGCAAAATTTTATAAAGCAAGGTGAAAAATCATTAAGTGATTCAGTTGATTTAATTTATAAAGATATTTTTGCTGACACAACATCTAAAGTCACAACTTTTGGCATTAAATCATTTGCTGACAAATTGTTGGCAAACCCTTCTGCCTTAACAAGCGGTCAAAAATCTATTCTTAATGAAATGAAGGTTTTACCAAATGAATTGAATGTTCCCACGCTTCATCAGATAAGAAGTCGTTGGCTTGCAGAAAATAGAGACAAATACAATTCTCGTGTTTCTAGCGAGAAGGATAGCCGTGCTTCACAAACAATAAGTGAATTAATTTCTCAGTTTGATAAGGCTATGGATTATTCTGCTAACACAACTTTAAAAGGTGATACTCTAAAACAATATAGAAATGTAACCAAAACATATAGGCAAGGAATTCAAGGTCTTCAAACTGATGCAATACAAGAAGCGTTAACAAAGAATCCAGAAGAAGTCGGTGCATATTTGTTTACGGCTGGGAAAGAAACACCCACTCTTGATTTGTTTAAGTCTGTGATTGCGGCATCTAATTTGTCAAAAAAACCATCAAATGAAATTATTGATGCTTTGCGATATGGTTATCTTGAAGCGATGGTAAACACTCCTGAAAATATGTTGAAATTTGCAAAGAACTTAGAGCAAGACAAGGCTTTTGCAAACACATATAACAGATTGTTTGGCAATACACCACAAGATGCCGCCATCAAGCAAATGAATGAAGGTGCTAAGTTGGGTCTGGTTGAAGCTAAAGCAATGCCCGGACTCAATTACAGAACAGTTACTTCTGGATTAAATGTATTAGCTCCAACAGCCGCAATTGGCACTGGATATTTCTTTTTGCTAAGTCCTGAGCAACAACAAAAAGTAACTGAAAATTTGGGTTCAGCCGCTGTTGTTGGTGGTTCACTTGTTTTGTCTCAAAGAACATTGGCAAAAGCATTGCTTGACCCTAAAGGCGCAAAAGCAATCAAGTATTTGTCAACAGCAAGAGAAAAATTAACTTCTGCAACTGCGTTCACCAAACTTGTTGTTGAGCCTTTAACCAACATTATTACTGCTGAAGAAAAAGAACAGTATCCATTTGGTGCGCCATCTGCTAAAGATGAGTTTGATGTATCAAATGTTCCTTTAAAAAAGTAAGGAAACAAAATTGACCCAATCAGCATTTGCCTCCTTGCGGCAGGACTTGTCAAACAGATTCAAGCTGGCTGTGAACTTTATAAACAAGCAAAAGAATCTTTTGTTGAAATTAAAGCCACTGCTGATGAAGTTATTGCCATTGGTAAAGAAGTCCATGGATTTTGGGGTCAGCTTCTTGCGTTCTTTGGTAGCAAGCCAAAGCCTCAAGTTGCAAATCCTGTGGCTAAGTCTAAGAAATCTGTTTACAAGTCTGTTGACGAAACTCAAGTCAAAATTGACATTGTTTCTAACCTGACATCGTTTTTCAAACTTCAAGAACAACTTGCGGCACACATAAGGGAAGAAGAAGAAAAGAGTCTGACAGTCTATGACCCTGACCAGAACCACATGGAAGCGGCTTTAAAGAGGGTGATGGCACAGCAAGAGATGGATGCGTTAGTAGTGCAGATTCGTGAGTGTATGGTGTATCAAAGCCCTCCTGAGATGGGCGCACTGTACTCAGAGGTCTTCAGCATGAAGGACAAGATTGAAGAGGAGCAAACTCAGGCAAGGTTAAGGCAAGAAGCTATCAAAAGGCAAGAGGTATGGCTACGCAAAGAGGAGGAAAGAAACCTACAAGCAAAGCTAGGAGCAGTAATAGCGACTTCTATATTCCTCCTGTACCTGTGGCTGTGGCTGTTGTTCGTAAGTCATTGGGGGAAGAAATGATTGGATGGATTGCCGCTTGCGTACTGATAGCCTTGCTTTTGCCTTTGATGGCATTTCTTTATCTTGACATACTTGAAGTTAAAAATGAGGCAAGGTCTCAGATCGAAAAAGTTGAGAAATTGAGAAGACAGGTTGAACAAAAGGAAAGGAAGAAAGATGACTAAGCAATTGGAAAAAGATTCTGTTTACAACCAATTTGACACTGACCGTGATGGTGTAGTGACTGATGCTGAGTTGGCAAGGTCTGAGCGCATGATTCAGATTGAAAATCTTGACAAGATGGCTGACCAACAAAGGGTTATGGCATGGGCGGCACTTGGCGCACCTCCTGTTTTGATTGCTTTCTTGGCCTCTGCTTGGGTGACGCTTGAAAAAGTTAATGCTTTGGCAGGGCTGACTACAACTTACTGTGCGGCAATGGGAACGATTGTGGTTGCGTTTATGGCGGCACAAGCCTATGTTCGTGGGAAGACAAGCGAATGAGTATCTTTAACCCTTGGGTGATTCTTGCCTTCATTTTGGCAATGATTACATCATTTAGTGGTGGCTACTTGAAGGGTGGGCAAGATGAGTTTGCCAAACAACAAATGGAGATAGCTCGTTTAAACAATGAGGCTAGGCAAACGGAACAGGCACTGGTGACAGCGGTGCAGAAACAAGCAACTGAACTGGTAAAGGCAAACAACAATGCAAAACTTGTTATTCAAAAGCGTAATTCTGACATTGATTCTGGTGCTCTCAGGTTGCGGATTCCTGTCAAAACGCCCTCCTGCCCAACCTTATCAACCACCTCAGATGCCCCCGTTGCCGAGCGACCTGACCCCCCAACAGCCGAACTTCAGCCAGAGACTGCTAGAGATATTCTCGCCATCGCAGACGAAGCCGACCTCACAGCCAGAAAGCTCAACGCCTGTATCGCAACCTATAACCAAGTCAGAGAAATGATTAACCAGAAGGAAACCAAATGAACTTATCAGCCAACTTCACCCTGAAAGAACTCACCAAGTCAGACACTGCCACTCGTTTGGGTTTAGACAATACACCTGATGAACAGGCACTTGAGAACTTGAAGACTCTTTGCGAAAAGGTATTGCAACCTGTTCGTGAACACTTTGGTAAGTCGGTGACCGTGAACTCTGGTTACCGTAGCCCTGAGTCCAATGCGGCTGTAGGTGGTTCTAAGACCAGTGACCATTGCAAAGGTCAGGCGGCTGACATTGAGATTACTGGTGTTGCCAATGCTGATCTGGCTCAGTGGATTATGGACAACTTGGACTACACACAATTGATCTTAGAGTTCTACACCCAAGGTGTACCTGATTCTGGTTGGGTTCATGTGTCTTATGACCCAAACAACCTGAAGAAACAAGAACTGACTGCCACTAAGATAGCTGGTAAGACCACCTACCTCAATGGCTTAGTTGCTTAATCGTCAAAGAAGTGGAGGAAGACCCATATACCGATTATGAGTGCTCCTCCACCAATTGCCAAAACTGTGATTAGGCCAAGTACATTTTCAATCATGTGTAACTCTCCATTCACGCTCGTTGCGTCCTGATTTAGACTTGACTGTGCGTCCTGTCAACTCAATCAAGTTCATGTTGGACAACTCGTTTAAACGCCTTGCAACCTGATTAGACTCTAACCCACTATGTTGGGCAATTCCATCTTTACCAAGCGAGCCATGAGCCTTTAAAGCGTCCACAATCATGCAAAAATGTTTAGAAGCCAAGTCCTTTGCAGAATCAGCGGCTTCATAACTGGTTGTTGGGTCAGATGTTCTCACCCGATTAAAGATAGGCAAGTCAAAGAACTTCTTTACTTCACCGCCAAAATGTATATCGTCAAGTTTGCTCATCATTCACTCCTGTTAAGTTAGTGGGTACTCACTTACGCTTTCCCCATTGAGTCACATCAAAAAGGTATGTCCGAATCCATGTCCTCAATCTTAGCTTTAGGCTTGCTTTGAGGCTGTTCTGCTTGTTCTTCTTTGGGTTTTTTGGGGTTGACTGCTAATCCCATGAACTTACCGTTCTTACCCTCTTTAATCCATGCTGACAGCCAAAAGTCCTGTCCATCAACACGAATGTTGCCTTTATAGTCAGGATCATTAAATTTTTCTTTCTTGTCGTTCTTAAACAATACACCTGAGTTATCACGCTGTTCCATATTTACACCTTAATTTCATTGAGTTTTTTCACTTTGTCATCCACTTCTACAAGAAACTGGACAACCTCTTTTTCGAGTTCTGCAATATACAAGTCATTGCGCTCGATTCTTTTGACAAGCAGTTGTAGGTGCGCTGGCATTCGTGGGTCGAAACTCACAAAGTCGCACCAACTTCTGTTTGCACACGCCATTTGCCACTGCATCTGGTCGTAATACTTCTTTGCAGGTTCATCGCCAAGAATAGTGTCGATATGGGTTGAAGTGTTAGGACACTTGATCTCTAAGCATCCATCGTCACCAATCAGACCGTCAGGAGAGGCGGCAGACATAGCAATTCTTGGATGGTCAATAGCACCTACCTGATCGACTGTATTGCCTGTTTTAACCTCGTATGCGGCTCTGGCAAAGGGTTCGTTCTCGACACCCCACTCCATTGCGGCATTTGAGTATGACTCACCTACTTGGTTAGTCATGCGCTCGACTACCAACTGCGCCATGTAGTTTGCTCTACTGGTGCTGTAGCCTGTCTTTGTCTTGGCAACAATGTCAGAGATACGAGAAGCAGTGGCTTTTCCACAACGCTGTGCAAACCATTCAGGAGAACCTTGTTCAATATCACTCATGCTTCCCTCGCTATCAACATATCGTCTGCCATTTCATATGCAAGAGGCGCAATATATTTATCACCACACTTAACACACCCACCATCGTGAGCGTCAGCGGCAATTAAACCTTGCATAGCCTTTGCCGCAAAGTAGTCCCGCAATGTCATGCCACTGTGACCACTGCTTACCCAATCGTTAAGCGTTACTTCGTTACCACTTGGAAATGCTGGTGGGTTGTTCATTTCAATGCTCCTTTACGCTTCACTGTGCCAACCAAATTTCCACCATTAATTTCAGATAAAAGATGCTTGGCAACATTTAAAACTTGGCGAGCATTGTTTGAGTCGCCTTCAGCTATTAAATCTTGAGCATTGGTTATTAAATCAATAACAACACTGTTCCCGCCTTTGACTTTGTATGTAATGGTTTGCGTAATACCCAAAGCATATTTTTCAATATGGTCAACGCCATATCTGCGTCTATTGCGGCTTACTTCTGGATATGAAGTCATTTCAACGCCCCTTTACGCTTTTCTTTAGCATCAATTACTTTTTTCTGCCAATTCTTATCAGAACCGCAAGCACTGTAAGCAGTGGAGTAAACATCTTTCAACTCCTCAATGGTGGATGCCGCTTCAATAGCCGCTAAATGGTCAATCATCATTCCTACATCTATGTCTGAACCCTCACCTTCAGGCAAGTCTTCTCCAGCATAGATATACAGACCCAAACCATGCAGAGACAAAGCCTTAGTCATGCAACGCATGATGGCGGTGTTGACTGCAAACGCATCAGGATTAGGGATTGCTTTGTTTTTGTAGTCCATCACTGGTAATTGGCAAGTCATTGGTTTGCCAAACATAGTGACTGTGACGAACACCATTGCAGTGCCGTTTATGTCCATGAAACACTTGTCACCAAACATTTCGATCTTGTAACTTGCATCGGGGTCTGCTTTGAGTGCTTCTGCCCATGCCCACGCCCATGAAAGATATGTCAAATTTCCTTTCTTCTCAGTATGTTCATTGACATTCTTACCGAGAAGACTTAACACCTGTTCTTGATTCATTCCTCAACTCCCATCACATCGTTAAAAATATCTATCGCTTCTTTGTTTACTGCCCACATTGCCAACAGTGTTAGATCACTGTGGATTAGGGCAATATCTTTATTGAACCCTACGAATCTTTTGTGTAGGCACTTCTCCTCCAGACTCTTTGTTGTTCTTTCTATCCGCATTAGGATTGTTGAATAATCCAGCATTTTTCACTCCTGTTAAATGCTTCTTCCATGTATCCTGAACATTTGTCAGGGCTGAGTTCACATACCCGAATGTTGGGTCGGTGATTAGTTTGGATGGCATAACCACCCTTTGTGTCTTTGGTTGCTCTTTTAATCGTTTAGCCGCCTTTTGTCGCAATTTCGTGCGCTCTTTCAAACTGAGTGTGGGTGTCCAAATCTGAAAATAAGATAAAAAACGAGTCATCGCAACATTTATCTGTTGGGTTACGAGGTTTAATGCAGAACGAACAGTAATACTCATTGGAATGCTCCTCAATGATTCTTTCAAGATTCAGCTTAGTTTTCATTGCTGGCCTCGCTGTGGTAAGGGTTGATTTTAGGCAACTTAGGCTTGTTCTGTTCAATAGCCTCACGCTGTAATTCCATGCGGTAAAAACGCCACAACTGGAGTTCTTCATCGCTGTCAACCCAAGGGGTCAGCGGTATTTCTAATGCTGTTTGTGCAAGTCGTTCTGCTTTGAGTTCGACTCTTGATCGAACCATGTCTGCAACATCAGCCCATGCGTTTGACTGTATTGCTTCTACGATAGCTTGGCTATCGCATATCGCATCTGCAACATCTTCTGAGTTGATGTCTTGCAGTGCCATCCACTTTTCTCTCTCTAAATCAATCATCATTCACTCCTGTTAAAAAACCTATCAATGCGTGTATTCTGTCAGACACTATCATAATTACTATAGGTAGTTTCCCTAATACACTTATGAAGGTCTGCAAGAGACTTGTTAGTGAACACTTTGCCGCAACCCAAGCAAATCCAAGCAATTCCCATCTTTACTTCAGTTCTACGCTTGCCACTCTCTCCTCTTTGTTTACCAAAGAATGTTCTTATTTGCTGAATCATTTTTTGTTAGACGAGGATTTTGAGTAAATCAGCACTTGATTCTTGTCGTTGATTTCACCCTTTTCCTGTCGTTTCTTTGCAGAATTATCGCCCTGTATATAGCGTTTCATCTTTTGGTCTGTCAACCAGATTGATGGTTGACCTTTGTAATCAAATGCGTTGTTCATGTGTTCTTCTCCTTGAGTTTGGCTTCAATAGCGTTGTAAAAACTAAGCTGTGTTGTTGTGGACTCCATGCAACAAGCCGCTATTTCTTCAACCGTCAGCCCTACCCATGTGCGCTGTGGTGGGTGGGTTGCTTCACCTCTGGCTCTGATGGCAGAGGCGCAAGTCACGAATGCGCCGCCTATCATGCTCAGGCCGTCTAAGTGTTCCTCACACGCCTTTGCACAGGCTTCACGCTCAATCAAAACCGCTTCATTAAAGGCGGCTACGCCTTTTTCATAGCCACTCTGAAACGCTTTGGCGGCTACCAGTTTGACAAAAGCTTCAAGACGCAACAAAGCAGATTTATGCCAATTACATTCGCCATACACCTGTGTAGCCATCGCAATGATTTCATCTTGTGTCATTCCTGTACCCTCTTTTTATAGCTCTCTGTTAGCAATTGCTTGAGCCACTTTGATGCGCCAATTCGTTTCCATTCCTCATACTGCCATGTCGTAAGTTTTGCTCCAATACGCTTTTGTGATGTGGTTAACTCTGATTTTGGTCTAGGCATTTCATGTTCCTGATGTAAATTGCAAAACTGCTAATGGTATCTTTACCAAAACCTGTCATCTTCTCAATATCAAGTGCTACTTGTTCAAGAATGTCGTTCCTGAGTTCGTCATAGACTTGTTGTTGTGTCTTCCATTCAGACATAGATTCCTCGCTTTTCGCAAACGGTGGCATAGTTTTTTGCTTTCTTTTTGTGAAGCCTGATACAAGCCTTTAAAAGACTTTTCTTCTTGCTGGCTACTTGGATACTCTGTGGCGTGACAGGCCGTGTCAAGACATGGTTTACACCCATCAGCAAAGCAACAATGAGTGCCACACGCCCAAACAATTCAGAGAATGTCATCGTGGTCGTTCTCCTTAATGAATTTAAGTATTTTGGCAAAGTCTCTGTCGGTCAGGTCATCAGTGATGTCTACCCAACTACCATTACTTTTTTTCTGTAGTTCAAAACAGTATTTGCTGTAGAGTCCCTCTTTGGGACTGTAGTCAGGGTCATACGACCATTTAACCCTGAGTTCATAGTCTTCATCTCGATAGTCAATATCTTGCAGTTCATCAGGAAAAATATCAAATTTCATATACGCCTCTCTGTTGTTGAATGGATAATGTACGACACTATATATTCTGTTGTACACTAGGATATACCCTTATTGTCAAACACTAACCTCACTGATACTTTAGGCACATGGCACGAAACAAATCAGAAATCACAGGCAGTCCACACAAAATCGCAACTAGGGTAACTTTTGACCAATGGTCAGAGTTTCGTAGGTTAGGCGGTTCTGTCTGGTTACGAAATTATCTCAAGAATTTAATCGAACTTCAAAAGAGTCCACAACAGGGGAAACCATGAAAAAAGTCATCATTGGCGCATATTTAGCACTTTCCAGCTTCACATTGTGGGCGGCTTGTTCAACGCACACCTACTATGCAAACGGCAAATATGTGACTTGCACCACTTGTTGTTATGGGAACAATTGCAATACAAACTGCTATTGATGTATGATTGTTTGAAACACGGCTAAATGGGGAGTAGCTACCCCATTGAAAAGAGAACCCACCCCTCCTGCCGCAGTTTCTTTTCAGGGTGGATTTTAGGGCGTGGGAAAATGCACTATTACCAACATCACATTGGTGACTTTATCAAAGACACTTCTTTCTTAACAAATGAGGAAGTGGGGATTTATCTCAAACTTCTTTGGCTTTATTACGATACTGAACATCCATTGCCGAACTCAATTTTCGAGTTATCAATAAAAGTCAATGCTCGTGACCAACAAGATGCTCTAAACGGAATCTTGGGGATGTTTTTCACATTACGAAATGACGAATGGCATCACAATAGATGCGATAAAGAAATTTCCTTTTATAAACAACAACTTGAAACAGCATCAAAAGCTGGCAAAGCATCAGCCGCAAAAAGAGCACTCAACAGAAACTCAACGGTCGTTGAACGGTCGTTGGATTCATGTTCAACGGTCGTGCAACCAACCAATAACCAAGAACCAATAACCAATAACCATAGTATTGATGAACCACCAACAAAACAAAGAACAAAAGGCTCACGCCTTTCAACAGATTTTGAGTTACCTGATTCTTGGACAGAATTCTGCCAAACAGAACGACCTGACTTAAACCCGCAAAAGGTGTTTGATTCGTTCAAAGACTATTGGGTGGCAAAAGCAGGTGCGGCAGGTGTGAAGTTGGATTGGCAAGCCACATGGCGCAATTGGGTAAGAAACCAGAACATTGTCAAACCATTGTTCAACAAGGCAGATATTGTCCACCAGACCGTACCCTCAAGCTCACAGCGTGACCCTGCGCTTGTCAAACTTGATGAAGACAGGCTAAAGACTGCACCACCAAACCCTGAAGTTCTGGCAAGAATGAGAGCACTTTTAGGAAGACAGGCATGACAAAAAATGAAGCAAACAGACTCCTTGATGAAGTCAGAGATGGAAACCGACTCCACCCCGTTGTCAGAATCACCGAAGCACTATGGGCGACAGGGGATTGCGTTAGAAACTTACCTGTTCACACTCAACCATTTAGTGAAGATAGCATCAACGAATGGCTGGAAAGCTCAGGCATGGCACAGGGCGAAAGAATTGGAAAATCACCCATTGGGGATATTCAAGGGCATCAGTCAGGAATTGACCAAAATAATGAAAGCACAAAATGAACCCATTTCTGATAAATGAACCTACTTGCATCAGTTTTTCAGGTGGTAGGACTTCTGCTTATATGCTTTACAGGGTGCTAGAAGCTCACCAAATGAGCCTACCAAATGATGCAGTAGTCTGTTTTGCCAACACAGGAAAGGAAGAAGAAGCCACCTTAGAGTTTGTCAATGAATGTTCTATGCGTTGGAATGTTCCAATTTCTTGGTTGGAATATGTGGAAGTTGATGGTAAACATTCTTTTAAGGTTGTTGATTATCAAACTGCTAGTAGAAATGGCGAGCCTTTTGAGGAAATTATTAAACACTTTGACAATGCTTTGCCAAACGGCAGGGCTAGATACTGTTCAGCAAATCTAAAAACTAGGACTTTTTATAGATATTTAAAGTCTATTGGCTGGGAAGAATGGGAGTCTTTCCTTGGGATTCGTGCTGATGAGCCTAAAAGAGTTGTTAAATTTAGGGCAAATCCTAATCCAGAAGGTAAACATGAGACTGTGCATTTGCCTTTAGCGCAAGCTAATGTTTCGGCTAAAGATGTAAGTAACTTTTGGAAACAGCAAGATTTTGACTTAGGTCTACCAAACATTAATGGAAAAACAATGCATGGAAACTGTGATTTGTGTATGTTAAAGCCTAAAGCGCAGATTCTTAGCCTTATTCAAGAAAAGCCAGAGAGGGCATTATGGTGGATTAAACAAGAAGAAGAAGCTGCAAAAAGATGCGTTGGCGATGGAAAGTTTTTTGCTATCGATAGGCCTACTTATGCACAAATGTATAAATATGCTGCCGAACAAACCGATATGTTTGATAAAGATGAAGAAGCTATTTCTTGTTTCTGTGGAGACTAACTACATGATTTATATAGGAATCGATCCGGGCGCAGTCTCAGGCGCATTAGGCGCAATTGACCATGATGGTAATTACCTAGAATCATTTGACATTGAGCACAAAGACAAGCACATATTGGCATTGGTCTTTAAAAGTCGAATTCTGAGCATTGTTGACCCTAAAGAGGGCGCAGAGATATGCATGGAACAAGTCCATTCAATGCCAAACCAAGGGATTTCAAGCACTTTTACATTCGGTCGTGCAGTAGGGGTGATTAGTGCGGTTTGTGATTTGACCCGATACCCCGTGCATTTGGTAACACCCCAAAAGTGGAAAAAGCATTTTCACTTGACAGCAGATAAGAATGAATCGTTGGACATGGCTCGCTATTTATGGCCTGAAGCCAAATTAACGCTCAAAAAACACACAAACAAAGCAGAGGCACTCTTAATCGCTGAATACTTGAGGCACACATTGCATGGCATCGAAAAGCAGAAAACCGCCTAATGCTAAGGGTCAGGTGATTTTTTACACTGACAAGGAAAAACAAGCCTTAGAGCACATTGGCGGTGGTTCAGTGGCTGAAGGTGCTCGTATTAGCATTCGATGGGCGGCGCATTTTTGGCGTGTAGGTTTGCGCCCTGACTTTGATTTGAACCATGTCGGCATCTGTTTATTTGTTGACGACCCACACGCAGACGATTTATAGGCGGTTTTAAGCGGTTTTTTTGCCTTGGGAATGGTAAGGTATAGGCAGACAAGAAAAAAGCCCCGAAGGGCTTAAAATTGAAAAGTGCTCACTAACTTATTTTCTGAGAATAATTTTCAACAATAGGGCAATAGTTGCATAAATCATGGATTTCGCACCTTGTGCAGTGCATCATTTTTGCATTGGTCAATATCTGACGCACTCAAACCAGTAGATAATTCAATTGCCAATTGCACGGCTCGCTTACTTTGTTCATCACTGGGTGCAACTATTGCAAGAACCAGTGCCTCTGTGAATGCTTGAATTTGTGTCATTCTGTTACCTCATTTTCTGAGTATTCAGTAATCAGGTTTTTAGCTATTTCAAACCAGTTGACATTTTCTAGAAAAGCCCTTGCATAATCTTGCATAAGGTTTGAATGTCTTTCATCATGCCCACACTCAAAAATAACTTCCTCTGCGTATTGTTTAAGGCTTTGCCCTAATTCATAGGCATCTGTTAAATCACAGGCAGAATAGTATTCTGTAGGGTCAAACCCATCAAATACTTCAAGGTTTACCCTCCATGTTTCGTAATTTGTCCAACCATTATAAGTTTTATCAGTCATTTTTAACACCTATTAAGACCCTGCAAAAGCACAGGCAAAAGGGCACATTGTGCCCAATTGTTTGTACTCTTATTCTGTCACTGTTACAGGTGTTTCAGCCTCTACAGGCTTAACCGTAGGCAAATAACACCATTCAGGCACACGGGCATAGTCTCCGTCTCTCATAGGCATGATGATGCCTACAAAATGTAAATCAGCCCCTATTGACACAATGCCGCTATCCGTACCCCTTTGCTTGATAGATACATTGCAGTTATTAGATTTTGACCCTCTTAAATCGCTATCGGCATCATAAAATGCCATTAAATAAGAGATATTGTATGAACTAGGCTTTATTTCATCGTCTTTTACCATCAAAGGGATAATTCTATCGGTATTAGGAAAACAACCCTCTACAGCACTGAATACACGGGTAGAATTATCTGGCTCGATAACTGTAATTTTTTCACCCTCTACTGTAAAGTGTAGAGTTTCATTACCTTTTTTACCTGTAGCAGATAATGCTTTAACAGCATCTAAGGGAATAATTACCTTTGATTGATTTTCTACATAGTCACTATCAATCAACAAACGGCCTAACATATGCCCATTTGTAGACTCTAAGTATGTACCTCTGTTATTTTGCACCACATGGATACCCTGCAAATAATATCGAATGTCTTTTATTGCACTGAATCTAGATAATGCTTTTAACTGTTTCCGTTGAATTGTGAATTTCATTTTTAACACCTATTGAAAGCCTAGGAAAATGCCTAGGTGATAGGATACTGTTACCAATACCCTATACCCTAGTTTTTAGCCCCATACCCCTATGATTAGCATAAGACAAATAAACCCTGTAAAGCTTACCCATATCACAATTTTGTCGATTGATTCCATTATTGTGCCTTTGTAATATTGCAATATTCTACCCATTCATCATGCGTCATTGCATAATTAACTGAATAGAAAACATCATTTAGGGTTAAATCTTGCTCATATTTAATAAATGCTTCAGTTGCCCCATTGGGTAAACCATTTGATAAATATGGCCTATGAGACACAATACGACCAGTTGACAATTTAATATCTTTTTTCATTTTAACACCTATCAAAAAAGTTAATGAAATAGCACATTGTGACAATGTACAGGTAAGCCCCGAAGGGCTTAACTCTAAACTGTCAGTTAGAAATTTCCTCTATTGATTGTATGTCGGTGCAGATACACACAATGCGTTTAAATTTAGGCGAACCCGCTAAGGTATGCACAATAACATTTCTGCCAGTGTGTGTGTAAGACTCTACACGCATGGGTTGACCATGCACTTTAATTATTTGGCCAATTGTGTATTGACCTTTAGGGATAAATGCAAATTTCATATCAACGCCTTTTAAGTTTACTGTCCAACATCGGACATTAAATACTATGCAGTTATCGTGCCAGTTTTGCAGTTTCAGCAAGTACGGTACATAGAATGAGAGTGCTCACTAACAATGCGCACCAAGATAGTGCAACTCATTTCACATTATAAAATCATGCACCTAATTGGTGATGTTAGTAACCACTCTGCACCAACTTATCCCATATAAATAACCTATCAATAACCTGTTATCAATAGTTTGCATTTAATTGTGCTTGTGCATATGCGAATGATTCTCATTTAGGGTGCATCGAGCCTATATGCGAATCGTTCTCATTACCATCTGCTTACTGATACCGCATTATCATTATCAATAGTGCAATGTTAGTAAGTACTTACTGGGTAGGTTAGTTAGTGCTCACTTCTATGTGTGTGAGTGCTTACTTGTAAGTGAGTGCTCACTTTGATAGGGGGGAGGGGGTATGCGTGGTGTTGTAAATATTTGTGAACCCTCCTCCGCACACGAAAAGCTAAATCAGACTGTACGACACAAAAGGGTAATATGGATTAGGGGAGAAGACGGAATAGGAAAGTCACCCGTGAGTGGGTGAATCCTTTTTAAAGGAGAGCCTCTCGTTTATACTAAGTTAGAGAAGGTTGTCAGTCCTTACTCTCCACGCTACTAGCCCCGTTCAAGTCTGTGCTTTACTGAAGAACTACATGGTTCACTACGTTTATCCTACTTGGTCGGCTCAACCGCATAGAGGGGTGGGTGATGCCCCCGTTTGTCTCCACTATACAAGATTCTGATTCTCGTGTAAAGTGTGCGCTAACTTCCCATACTGTTGGACAAAAGATGAATGTAGTAGATGCACTCCCTAATAACCTAAAAAAGAAGGGTCGCCCAAAAGGTTCTGGGAAGATGACCCTCAGCAAGTATGCAGACAATCCCACTGCTCTCATACTGCCTAAGACTGAACAACAGAAAATCAAAGAACTTAAAGACCTCCTGATAAACAGTGCAGGTTCTAATGTCGTCTACAAAGCAGTCGAGATTGCAATGAATGATGAACACCCTGCACAGATGGCGGCACTCAAACTCTGTATGGACAGAATGCTTCCCGTTTCACTATTTGAAAAAGAAGGAAAACAGCGTTCCGCTGTCAACATCACCATCTCAGGCATAGGTGGTGTAGTCATTGGTGAAAACACTATAGATGCAGAAGATGTAGAGGCAAAAGAATGAGTGATTGGTTAAATGAGTATGAAAAATTCTCTGCGACTCCTTGGAGTCCTACCACTTTAAAACCAGCGGAAGAACAGCAGTTTCGCAGTTGGTTACAAGGAACTCAACTGTTTAACTCTATTAAGTCAGACATTGCGGCTGAACAAAAGATGCCTGTCGATAAGTTAGACAACCAGAGAGTTACAGAGATGATTCTTGAATCTCCTGACTATGATTACAGGGGAGCATGGAAAGCTGGGATAAAAGAAACTATTAGTCCTTATGACAATAGACCGCACTTCCCATCGTCTACCAAGACAGGACAAATGCTAAAAGACCCAACCCATCCAACAGCATGGAAAGAATTTTTTATGCGTCAGTATGGGACTGACCCTGATGCAATGGGACTTGACACTGTAGAAAAAGCAAAAAACTGGAGTCTTTCAAAACAAAAGGTAGACACCCCGTTTTACAAAGACCCATTCTCAATCCCAGACTACACAATCGAATAATGTCAGACCTAAACTTCAGTCTCCTCCCTTGGCAACAAGAAGTCTTTGCTGATAAAACAAGGTTTAAAGTCATTGCCGCTGGCAGACGTTGCGGTAAGTCTAGACTCTCAGCAATTACCCTGTTAATTGAGGGATTGCAATGTACTGCTGGCTCGGCTGTGCTGTATGTTGCGCCTACCAATGGTCAGGCAAGACAGATTATTTGGGATGTATTGATGGAGTTGGGGCGTGAAGTCATTCAGGCAAGTCACATCAATAATATGGATATAACCCTGATAAACGGAGCAAAAATCTATGTTAGAGGTGCAGATCGCCCAGATACTCTGCGAGGAGTGTCACTCACCTACGCTGTGCTTGACGAGGTTGCCGACATCAAACCAGAAGCATGGGAGCAAGTTATTCGAGCTTCGTTGTCAGACAAAAAAGGTCGGGCAATGTTTATCGGCACTCCCAAGGGTCGTAACTTTTTCTATGACATTTTTAGACTCGGAATGTCAGAAGAAGACTCAGATTGGAAATCTTGGCATTTCACCACCAAAGATAACCCTCTGATCGACCCTACTGAAATCGAGAGCGCAAAGAAAACCCTATCTAGCTTTGCTTTCAAGCAAGAGTATATGGCTTCTTTCGACAATGCTGGTAGTGACGTTTTTAAAGAGGAGTGGCTGAAATATGGAGAAGAACCTGATTATGGCTCGTACTACATTGCTGTCGATTTGGCAGGGTTTGAAGAAGTGGCTAAACAAGCGGCTAATTCTAAGAAAAGACTAGACCAGACCGCAATTGCTGTGGTCAAGGTGACAGATGAAGGTAAGTGGTTTGTCAAAGAGATTGTCTATGGGCGTTGGGACATTCGGGAAACTGCGGCTACTATCTTGCTAAAGATGCGTGAATACCGTCCTTTGAGCATTGGAATTGAGAGGGGAGCGTTAAAAAACGCAGTTTTACCGTATTTGAGTGACTTAATGCGGAAAAATAATGTATATTCACACATAGTTGACTTGACGCATGGCAACAGGAAAAAGACTGACAGAATTATCTGGAGTCTCCAAGGAAGGTTTGAGCATGGGCGTATTGTGCTGAACTCTGAGGAAGATTGGGATGAATTCAAAGATCAACTCTTGATGTTCCCAGCCCAAGGTGTTCACGATGACCTACCCGATGCCCTATCTTATATTGACCAACTGGCTGTTACATCTTACTTTGAAGATGCAGATGAAGATGAGTGGCAACCAATAGACATAATTTCGGGAGTGTAAATGGCAACAGATAAAGAAGTCAAACTAGAACAGAATGAATTTTATGAGCCTACTGAGGCTGATAAAGAACTGACCGATTTCATCACTAGCCACTGCGACAAGTGGCGAGATTGGCGTGATGCTAACTACCTCCCCGCCTACCTAGAGTATGAGCGTATCTTCCGTGGTCAATGGGCATCTGAAGACAAGACAAGGGAATCAGAGCGTAGCCGTATCGTTACCCCTGCCACTCAACAAGCAGTTGAGACTCGTCACGCTGAGATCATGGAAGCTATCTTTGGTCAAGGTGACTTCTTTGACATTGAAGACAATATCCAAGATGTAAACGGTGTGGCTATTGATGTTGAGTTGATTAAGGCTCAACTGACTGAAGACTTCAAGAAAGACAAAATCAGAAAAGCTATCGACCAGATCGAATTGATGGCTGAAATCTATGGCACAGGCATAGGTGAGATTATTGTCAAAACTGAAACAGAGTATGTTCCCTCAACTCGCCCTATCCCTAATCAGATGGGGCAAGCGGCAATTGGTGTGATGGAGAGAGACAGAATCTCTGTCAAGATCAATCCTATCAATCCTAAGAACTTTTTGTTCGACCCCAACGGTACTACGGTCGATGACTGTATGGGTGTGGCTATTGAGAAATATGTCTCAATACACAAGATTGTGCAAGGCATTGAGAAGGGTATCTACCGCAAGGTGGACATTGGAACTGCCAGTGAAGACACTGATCTTGAGCCTACCCAAGAGGTATCACAGTACCAAGATGAGAAGGTATTGCTGTTGACCTATTACGGTCTTGTGCCTCGTGAGTACCTGAACAACTTAGAAGAAAACAAGGACATTGTTGACTTGTTTCCTGAGAACTCAGCGGCTGAAGACTACACTGACATGGTAGAAGCCATTGTCGTGATTGCTAATGATGGAATGCTGTTAAAGGCTGAAGAAAATCCATACATGATGAAGGATAGGCCAGTTCTGTCTTATCAAGACGATACTGTTCCTAATCGTTTATTGGGTCGTGGCACAGTGGAAAAAGCATTCAATATGCAAAAAGCCATTGATGCACAGACTCGCAGTCACTTGGATTCACTGGCATTAAGCACTTCCCCCATGATTGCGATGGATGCAACTCGTTTGCCAAGGGGTATGAAGTTTGAGGTAAAGCCCGGAAAAGCTATTCTCACCAATGGCGCACCAAGCGAGATTCTTTATCCATTCAAGTTTGGTCAAACTGACCCAAACAACCTTGCAACTGCTAAAGACTTTGAGAGAATGTTGCTACAAGCGACAGGAACTCTAGACTCAAACGGTATGGTTAGCCAAGCTAGTCGTGATGGTGGCGGTATGTCGATGGCGGTTGCCTCTATCATCAAGAAATACAAGCGTACATTGGTGAATTTCCAAGAAGACTTTCTGATTCCATTCATCAAGAAGGCGGCGTTCAGGTTCATGCAGTTTGACCCAGAGCGTTATCCCTCTGTAGACATGAATTTCATCCCAACTGCCACCTTGGGCATCATTGCTCGTGAGTATGAGCAACAGCAATTCATTGGTTTGTTGCAGACTTTGGGTGCTGAGACTCCTGTTTTGCCTATTTTGCTCAAAGGAATCATTGGAAACAGCAGTTTGTCTAACCGAATGGAGTTGATTGCTAAGTTGGATGAGATGATGCAACCAAATCCTGAAGCACAGCAGATGCAACAGATGCAACAGCAGTTGGCTATGCAAGCGGCACAGGCAAATATTGCAGTTCAGACTACCCAAGCTGAACAAAACAGGGCTGAAGCACAGAAATTGTCTGTTGAGGCGCAGTTAATGCCTCAAGAAGTACAAGCTAAGATGAGTGCAAGCCTGACTAAGAATCTTCCTAATCAAGATGATTTGGCTTCTAAGGAATTTGACAAGAGAGTTAAGATTGCTGAGTTGATGTTGAAAGAAGCTGACATCAAGAACAAGTCTAAGATTGTTGAACTGCAAATGGCAGAGAAAAACAACAAGATTTCAGGCATGGAATCTGACTTCCTTGACCAATTGACTAGAGAACTGAATGCTGGACAGACAGGAATTCAATAATGGATATTGAAAATCTAGCCAAAGAGTTAATTCTCAAGAATATGACTCCTGAACAGCAGATGGCTGTACTGGAATCAGTGCGTCAGTCTGTTGCCAATGCCAAAGAAGTGCAAAAGAAGAAGATTGGCGAGAATGTTGACTTAGTTGTTCAGGCACTCAAGAAGATTGAAGCAGATATTCGTGATCGATTTGATGCAGTTGGCAATACCATTGAAAAGCGTGTTCTTTCTATCAAAGATGGTCGTGATGGTGCTAATGGTACAGATGGTCGTGATGGTAAAGATGGAAAAGCAGGTCGAGATGGCGCAAAGGGTGATAAAGGTGCTGATGGTCAAGCTGGTCGTGATGGTGAAAACGGTGTTGATGGCGTATCAGTAACCAATGCACACATCGATTTTGATGGTTCTTTAGTTATTAGCCTGTCTGATGGCAGAGAGTTGAATGTTGGTGAGGTTGTATCTCAAGACATTGCTGAAAAGATCAAAGTCATCAGCACAATGTCCACCAATGCGGCAATTGCTGTAAAGGAAGAAGGAACTACGCTTACCAATGGTGTTAAGAGCATTAATTTTGTTGGTACAGGCATTACAGCAACTACTTCAGGGGATGATGTAACAGTCACAGTGGCAAGTGGTTCTGGCACAGTCACAAGTGTGGCGGCTACGGCTGGTACTGGCATTAGCGTCACTGGTAGCCCAATTACTACCTCTGGAACTTTGACTATTACCAACACTGCACCAGATCAAACTGTTGCTTTAACCTCCGGTACTGGAATCAGTACATCAGGTACTTACCCTAATTTCACAATCACTAATACTGCGCCTGACCAAACAGTTGCCTTGACTGCGGGTACAGGTATTAGCACCAGTGGTACATACCCTAACTTCACAATTACCAATTCTGCGCCAGATCAGACTGTTGCTTTGACCCAAGGTGGCACTACAACAATCACTGGTACATACCCTAACTTCACCATTTCCTCTGCTGACCAGTTTCAAGGAACGGTTACTTCTGTTACAGGTACTTCTCCTGTTGCATCAAGTGGCGGTGCTACTCCTGCTATTTCTCTTTCTGCTGGTTATGGAGATACGCTAAACCCTTATGCGTCTAAGACTGCAAACTATTTCCTAGCCGCACCTGATGGTACTGCTGGAGTTCCGACATTCAGGGCAGTTGTTGCCGCTGATATTCCTACACTGAACCAGAATACCACTGGTACTGCATCAAATGTTACTGGTACTGTAGCGATTGCCAATGGTGGCACAGGACAGACTACTGCTAACACTGCATTCAATGCACTTGCGCCTAGTCAAACAAGCAATTCTGGTAAGTATTTGACAACCAATGGTACAAATACATCATGGGATACAGTGGTTTCGGGTGCAAGTATCAGCAACGATACAAGCACAGCAACCAATCTCTACCCACTGTTTGCAAATGCAACATCAGGTGTACCAACTACAATTTACACTGGTAATGCCAAGTTGCTTTATAAGCCTAGCACTGGTGAGTTGCAGTCAACTGTTTTGGTAGCATCCAATGGCATTGTTGTGAACTCACAGACAATTTCTTCTGACTACACAATTGCGGCTGGCAACAATGGAATGAGTGCAGGAACTGTATCTGTTAATTCTGGCATTACTGTCACAGTTTCAACTGGTTCAGTTTGGACTGTAATTTAAAGGAAAGAAATGTCTCTAGTAGCAATCTCAGGAAATGCAAGCGGTACTGGTACGCTGACCATTGCCGCACCTAATACAAACAGCAACTTCACGCTGACTCTGCCAGAGGCGACAACAACCATAGTTGGTACAAACGCAACTCAGACCCTGACAAATAAGACAATTCAAGGTGGTGCTATTACCTCTGGCACTGCTGTTGCCTCTACATCAGGTACAAGCATTGACTTTACTTCTATCCCATCATGGGTGAAGCGAATTACGGTGATGTTTGCTGGGGTAAGTACAAATGGAACTTCTAATTTTATGGTTCAACTAGGAACATCAGGAGGAATTCAAGCTACTGGTTATTCTTGTGGTGCATGGGGTGCTAATACAACTAATATAAATAACACAACAGGATTTTTAGCGATTGCTTATACAGTAGCGGCTGGAACTTTGGATGGTAATTTAACACTAACTTGTTTAGATACTTCAACAGGACTTTGGACTTATACAACGGCTATGTCAAGTTCTTTAAGTGGATATAACACTTTTGGCGCAGGCTCAAAAACACTTTCAGGCATATTAAATCAAATTAGGATTACCACCGTTACAGGAACAAACACATTCGATGCTGGAAACGTAAATATCATGTATGAAGGATAAAAAATGACACACAGAATCGTAGTTAACGTAGAAACAGGCGTAACCACACAAGTGGAGTACACCGCTGAAGAACAAGCAATCCATGATGCGGCAGTAGCGGCACAGCAAGCAGAGATAGAAGCTAAGGCACTTGCTGAAGCACAAGCATTGGCTGATGCACAGGCAACACAACCTACGCCAGAACAAAGCACAACACCATGACCATAGCCATATCAGGAACAAATGGAATCACCCTTGATGGGCAGTTTAATTCTGCGTCATCAATGGGCTTCAAGAACCGCATCATAAATTCCGCAATGGTGATTGACCAGAGGAATGCGGGGGCGAGTGTTACTCCTACAACTGATAATACATATACACTTGATAGATATATAACAGCACTTTCTCAATCATCAAAATTTAGTGTTCAACAAAATGCTGGTTCTGTTACACCGCCAGCAGGATTTAATAATTATCTTGGTGTTACATCTTTGTCTGCATATTCTGTTTTGGCTGGTGATTATTTTGCAATACAGCAACGCATAGAGGGTTTTAACACATTAGATTTCGGATGGGGTGCGGCTGGCGCATCAACTGTTACTTTGTCATTTTGGGTTCGTTCATCTTTGACAGGTACTTTTGGCGGTTGTCTTGCTAATAGTGCTTTTAATAGAAGTTATCCATTCTCATACACAATTTCTTCCGCAAATACATGGGAACAAAAAACAATAACTGTTGCAGGTGACACATCAGGAACTTGGTTAAAAACAAACGGAATTGGAATTCGTGTTAATTTTGCTTTGGGGTATGGTGCAACATATGGAAATGGAACTGCTGGAGCGTGGGTTGGTAGCGACTTAGAATCAGTAACAGGCGCAACATCAGTAGTCGGCACAAATGGCGCAACTTGGTATGTCACAGGCGTACAGCTAGAAAAAGGCAGTACCGCAACATCGTTTGATTACAGGCCGTATGGGACTGAGTTGGCTCTTTGTCAGCGGTACTTTGAAAAGTCATTTGATATAGGTACAGCGGTAGCGCAAAACTCAGGTACTTATAACGGAACGGCAGTGGCTTCATCTCCAGGCGCATTAAGTGGTATGACTTTTGGGGATACAAGATACAAAGTTAATAAAAGAAATGCGGCAACAGTCACTTTTTATAATCCAGTGGCGGCAAATGCTTTTGCAAGAGACCAAAATGGTGGAGTGAACTGTACAGCTACATCAGCATGGATGGCTGGTGAAAGTGCTTTTGGAATATCGGCATCTACCCCCGCTGGTTCTGGGGCAACAAACAGAATTGCTGTTCATTGGTCTGCTGATTCGGAGTTATGAAATGTACAAACTAACTGATTCTTCAAACATTGTTCAGCGTTTATCTGATAACGCATTTATCCCATTTGACACAAGCAATCGTGATTACCAAGCCTACCTAAAGTGGGTAGCAGAGGGCAATACACCATTGCCAGCAGAGGAACAACAATGACAACTGTAATCAGTGGTACATCTGGGGTTACATTTCCAGCAGGGGGTGTAGGTAATCCCGCTGGCGATGTTGTTGGAACTTCTGACTCACAGACGCTAACCAATAAGATAATTCAAGGTGGTGCTATTACCAGAGGCACTGCTGTTGCATCAACCAGTGGAACATCTATTAGTTTTACTGCTTTACCTTCGTGGGTTAAGAGAATAACAATAATGTTTAGAAGCGTTAGCACTAGCGGAACGGGAAATCCTTTGTTTCAATTAGGAACTGGCTCTACAACTTACACAACTTCAGGATATTTGGGTGCAGGTTCAACTCTTGATACTTCTACTGTAAGCACAGCAACTTTTACCGCAGGATTCGGATTAAATATTTCAAGCGCCGCAAATGTAATACATGGTTCAATTGTGATAACAAATATTGACTCAAATATTTGGGTTGCAAGTGGTGTATTTGCAAGATCAGATGCAAATACAACAACAACTGGTGGCTCTATTAGTCTAGGTGCGGCTTTAACTGCTGTACGAGTAACCACATCAAATGGAACGGATACTTTCGATGCCGGTTCTGTAAATATCATATATGAGGGCTAAACTATGACACACAGAATCGTAGTTAATGTAGAGACAGGCGTAACTACACAAGTTGAATACACGCCTGAAGAACAAGCAATCCATGATGCGGCAGTAGCGGCACAGCAAGCAGAGGCGGAAGCTAAGGCACTTGCTGATGCACAGGCATTGGCTGAAGCACAAGCGGCACAGCAAACAACAACTCAAAGCACAACCCCATGACTCCAGAACTACAAAAGTATTACGAATCCCGCTTTGAGATGATGGGGATGGAAGGTTGGAAAGATTTAACTATAGATATTGACAATATGATAGAGTCGCTCAATAATCTGAGCGTTATTCCTGATGAAAAGACCTTGATGTTCAAAAGAGGTGAACTTTCCATCTTGACTTGGCTGAAAACCTTGAAAGAGGTCAGCGAACGAGCCTACGAGGAATTAAATGAAAAGAATGTTTGATTTTGCCTGTGAAAATGGGCATAAAACTGAAAGACTTGTTGATTATGAGTTAACAAGTTTTCGATGTGAGTGCGGAGAAACAGCCAACCGTACTCTATCTGCGCCTAACTTCAAGTTAGAAGGGTGGTCTGGTTCTTTTCCATCAGAGCATGGAAGGTTCGAGAAAAAACACCTAGATCAACTGAAGTGGGAGCAAAAGCACAACTCATAAGCAGAAATGCCGAGTTGAATGTCCTAGAACCGATAACGGCAGGAAAAGGAAGAATATGTTGATTGACAATGAAGATGAGTCGCTAAGTGAGTTAGATGCAGTTGAGCAAAAGAAGCAACTACCTGAAGTAGCACCCTTATCCGAGATGCCTGAGAAATACAGGCAGAAATCTTTGGAAGAAGTGGTCAAAATGCACCAAGAAGCTGAGAAGCTGATTGGAAAGCAAGCGCAGGAAGTTGGGGAAGTGCGAAAGCTGGCAGATGAACTTATAAAGCAAAACCTCTCCTCTAAACAACAACCTATTGAGCAAGAGCCAGAAGTAGATTTTTTTGAGAATCCACAGGCGGCAGTTCGTAAGACTGTTGATAACCATCCCGATGTACTTGCGGCTAGACAAGCTGGTCAAGAGTTCAAAAAGATGCAGATTCAGCAAAAGCTGGCGCAAGAGCACCCTGATTTCGGTCAGATTGCTCAAGATGCAGACTTTGTGAATTGGGTGAAATCTTCACCTATTCGCCTTGGTTTGTATGCAAAAGCCGATGGTGAGTTTGATTACGACAGTGCAAATGAATTGTTAAGCACCTATAAGCAGTTGCGAGGAATTAAGGCAAAACAGACTAATGAAGCAGGGGAAACTCAGCGCAAGTCAAACCTTAAAGCCGCAAGTGTTGATGTAGGTGGAAGTGGAGAATCTGGAAAAAGAGTCTATCGCAGGGCTGATCTAATTCGGCTGAAGATGACTGACCCAGACCGTTATGAAGCGTTGAGCGGAGAAATCATGCAAGCGTATCAAGACGGACGGGTCAGATAATTTAACTTATCGTTTTTTGGAGATTTAACATGGCAACATCATTTTCCCCCAGTAATTCAGTTACTGTTACCACAGGCGCAACATTCATCCCAGAAATTTGGTCAGATGAAATCGTTGCGGCTTACAAGAAAAACCTCGTTTTAGCTAACTTGGTTATGAAGATGAACTTTAAAGGTAAGAAGGGTGATGTAGTTCACATCCCTGCACCTACCCGTGGTTCTGCTTCTGCTAAAGCCGCTGAAACAGCAGTCACTTTGATTGCCGCTACAGAGTCTGAAGTTCAAGTGTCTATCAATAAGCATTACGAATACAGCCGTTTGATTGAGGATATTGTCGAAGCCCAAGCCTTGAACAGCTTGCGTAACTTCTATACCTCTGACGCTGGTTATGCCTTGGCTAAACAAGTCGATACTGACTTGGTTCAGTTGGGTCGTTCAACCAATGGCGGTGCTGGTACAAATGCTTATGCAACTGGTGCATTTATTGGTGGTGATGGTACATCTGCTTATGTTGCCGCAAGCAACAATGAGTCAGCATTGACCGATGCCGCTATTCGCCGCACTATTCAGCGTCTTGATGACACTGATACCCCAATGGATCAGCGTTTCTTCTTGATTCCTCCCTCAAGCCGCAACACATTGATGGGTTTGGCTCGTTACACTGAACAAGCCTTTGTTGGTGGTACAAACAGTACCATTCGCACAGGTGAGATCGGTAACTTGTATGGTATCCCTGTGTTTGTCTCAAGCAATTGCGACACAGCATCAGGCTCTAACAATGCACGAGTTTGCTTGATGGGTCATAAAGACTCACTGGTTTTGGTTGAACAAGTGGCTATTCGCTCACAAGTTCAGTACCAACAGCCGTACCTTGCAACTTTGTACACAGCAGACACGCTGTATGGAGTGCAAATTCTGCGTTCAGCGGCAAGCACTGGTGCGGCTAAGTCTGCATCAATGTTCGCTTTGATCGTTCCAGCCTAATTGCAGTTGTCCCTCCTATCTCTAGAAATAGGGGTAGGGGGACTTTTTTAACCTAATTAGGAGAAATCAAAATGGCAACAGCAAGTGCAGTTGTAACACGCAGAGGCAATGACAGTTTTCGGGGTTTGTTCTCCGATACTTGGTCAGTTGTTTGTACTTTAAATGCTGGCTCATTAGTCGATGGTGCTGGCGAAACAGATGATGTAACAGTAGCTGGTGTCGCTTTGGGTGACATGGTTCTTTGTACATCTTTGGCTGTGGATTTGGTTGGTTTGACTGTTACTGGCTATGTCAGTGCCGCCAATACCGTCAAGTTTCGCATTCAAAACGAGTCAGGTTCAACCGTGGACTTAGCATCAGCCACTATGGATATAGTTATTGTTCGTATGGTGTAAAGATAGGGGGGCTAGTCCCCCCTTTCTCATTTAAGGGTTTTATGGCTACTTTTCGTTGTCTTCAATCGGGTAACACTGTGACTTTCACATATCAGCATGATATTGACTCTATGAAGGGTCATCAAGGGTATGTAAGGATAGATGAACCAGAAGTAACCATAGAATCAGTTGATTCTGAGCGTACAGATACCGCTTTTGCGCCTGTCATTCCAACAATCAAGCGTATGGGTAGACCTCGAAAGGTTGAAAATGTCTGAAATTGACGCAAGAGATTTTGGTAGGTTAGAGGCTCAAGTAGAGGCTCTACATAGTCAGGTATCTCAATTGAGTACCGATGTCAAATCATTACTTGAACTTGCCAACAAAGGCAAAGGTGGATTTTGGGTAGGTATGACTATCGCTTCATTCATGGGCGGTGTGATTACCTTTGTTGCTGATCGACTCTGGAAATAAGGGGAATATTATGTACGGAAAAATGATGGGTGGTAAGGCCAAAGAAACTGCAAGCAA